TCGACAGCGACGGTGACCCCCGCATCTCAGGCGGCACCGGCAACCCCATGACCATCCGGGAGCTGGTGAAGGAGATGAAGGGCCTGGAGAAGTATGCCCCGCTGTTCAAGAGCGAGGCCAAGGGCGGGGGCGGAGCGCTCCCTGACCGGACGGGCAAGCCCCGCGCACCGGCCAAGGCGGACGCCACGCCGATTGACCGCATCAAGGCAGGCCTGGCAGCGCGCAACCGCTGAACCCCCCAAGCCTCGGGGCTTCCCCCGGGGCGCTCCCGGCGCTATCCTGACCTTGCCCCTCCCTGTTGGGCAACCTGCCTCAATGACTGGGCCCGGCTTCACAGCTGGGCCCTCTTTTTGTCGGGGCTTGACGCGGGGGCAATTGTCGCCTATCCTCTGTAGCCAGGCCAAACCCCTCCAGGGCGATCCAGGAGGCCCGCGTGCGATGCGCATTCAGGCTCTTTTGAAACACTCTTGGAGGATTGGACATGGCTTCCGTCACCCTTTCTGAGTCCGCAAAACTTGCTCAGGACGAGCTGGTTGCGGGCGTCATCGAAAACATCATCACCGTCAACCCCTTCTTCGACATCCTGCCGTTTGACGGCATTGACGGCAACGCCCTCGCCTACAACCGTGAAAACGTCCTTGGTGACGTCCAGGTGCTTGGCGTTGGTGGGACCATCACTGCCAAGGCAGCCGCGACCTTCACCCAGGTCACCTCCACGCTCACCACGATCATCGGTGACGCAGAGGTCAACGGCCTGGTCCAGGCCACCCGCTCCGGCGATGGCAACGACCAGCAGGCTGTACAGATTGCGTCCAAGGCAAAGTCCGTGGGCCGCAAGTACCAGGACATGTTCGTCAACGGCACGGGCAGCTCCAACCAGTTCGACGGGGTGATCAACCTCGTGGACAACTCCCAGAAGGCCGCGACCGGCGCAAACGGCGGTGCGCTCTCCTTTGAGTTCATGGATGAGCTCCTGGACCTCGTGACCGACAAGGACGGTGAGGTTGACTACTTCATGATGCACGCCCGGACGCTGCGGAGCTACATGGCCCTGCTGCGCAATCTGGGCGGCGCGAGCATCAACGAGGTGGTCCAGCTGCCCTCGGGCCGTGAGGTCCCGGGCTACCGTGGCGTACCCATCTTCAAGAACGATTGGATCCCAACGACCCAGACAAAGGGCACCGGCGGCGCAGTCAAGACCAGCATCTTTGCCGGCACCCTTGACGATGGTTCGCGCATGCACGGCATCGCCGGTCTGACTGCCGAGGCTGCCGCAGGCATCCAGGTGGTCCCGGTTGGCGAGAGCGAGACCAAGGATGAGAGCATCACGCGCATCAAGTGGTACTCCGGCCTGGCCCTGTTCAGCGAGAAGGGCCTGGCAGCCGCAGACGGTATCACCAACTAAGGCGGTGCGGTCAGGCATGACTTAACTGAGCGCCCGCCCTCCCCGGAGGCGCGGGCGCTTCCATAGGAAAACAGGAGACACCCCATGGCCGTAGTTGCCCACCTCGTTGAACGGGCTGACGCCCCCGGCAAAAACTTCATCAATGGCATCCGTGCCGTCATTGTCGGAGTTGAGGCCACCACGTACACAAGCGGAGCCCTCATCCAGGCCCAGGCCGCTGCCCTCTGTCAGGGCGCTGGTCAGGACGTTCCTGATGACTACTTCGACACCAACCGGGCAATCGCCACGACCTGGGACGCGGATGAAGACATCACCATCTTCACCGGCTCCACCGTGGCCGAAACCATCGCCTGATAGGGCGGCACTGACAAGGAGAAGGCAGCATGGGAATCACCACACGCAAACTGAGCCTGGTGGGGGACCTTGACGGACAGTCAGTCACCCTCCGGGCGGGGGGCTCTGAGTATGAGTTTGTTGACGGCTCGCTGGAGGTCACAGGACCCTCGGCAGACGTGGACAGCCTGAGCAAGTACCTCTTGAGGTGCTGGCAGGCATACCCAGACCCCAGCAGGGAGCTGGATGAGGCCCGTGCTGCCCTAAAGGAGGCACCAGATGCTGCTCAAGCTGACAAAGATGAACCCCAAGCGGGGGATGGCGACCCGGGCGGGGCCGAAAACGATGCGGGCGGAGCTGGTGAACCGACACCCGAGCCCGACAGCTCCGATGAAGGCAACAGCGATGCTGAGCCCGAGCCCGGGGAAGCGGAACCAGGACGCGATGGTGAGGGGGACGGACAGAGCCCCATCACCAAGGCGCTGAGCCGCCTGGACCCGGAGAATGACGACCAGTGGACAGCTGAGGGGAAGCCCAAGATGTCCGCCATTGAGGACGCCTTGGGCCGGTCTGACGTGACCCGCGCACAGGTGACAGCCGCAGCCCCGGGCTTTGACCGGGAGGCAGCACGTGGCGCAGGGTAAGGTCATCCGCAAACAGGCCACCACGGCCACCGGCTCCTCTGTTGGGCCGGGGCGTGGTCGCCAGTCTGTGGAGGTCATCCTGCCCGAGGAGGGCAACCTGTCAATCCGGCGGGCAGAGAACGGGGTGATTGTCACCATCTGGGACAGCACCAAGGAGTACGACGACCCGGACCACGAGCGCACGATCATTGTGGACCGGGTTTCAGACATCACAATCAAGTGAAGGGAGAGACAAGATGAAGAGCGGCAAGATGATGGTGGCCCAGCGTGGAGCCCCGGGAGCCAACCAGCACATTGGCGCGGTGAAGCCCACCGTCCACTCGGGCAACTCCCAGTCCCCCCGCCCCTCCACCGGCACGCGCAAGCCTGCCGCACAGACAAAGCAGTCCTGAGATGGGCTACAGCAAAAAGAAGCCCAAGGGCAAGGGCGGCAAGGGGAAGTAACGCATCATGGCCTTTCTGGTTCAAGATGAGAATGGGACGGTCAGCGGGGCAAACGCCTACGCTGACCTGACCTATGTGCGTGAGTACCACGCTGACCGGGGGCTGGACCTGTCCGACCCCGGGACATCTGATGCTGCCCTCCAGGTGGCAATCGTCAAGGCCACTGACTTCCTCGACAAGCGCTGGGTGTTCCCCGGGGAGCGCCTCAACCGCGACCAGGACACAGAGCACCCCCGCCGGGACCTCTATGACCGCAGCGGATACCTCGTCACAGGCATACACCGCGCTGTCAAGCAGGCGGTGGCAGAGCTGGCGCAGAGGGCACTGACTCAGTCCCTCCTGTCCGACCCTACACGCGATGACTCAGGCCGCACCGTCCTCTCCAAGCGGGAGGAGGTGGGACCCTTCAAGGATGCTGTTGAGTATGCGGGCGGTGGTGGCTACACCTTCCCCGAGTACCCCGCAGTGGACCGGCTGCTCATCTCCGCCGGATTGGTCCGCACGGGCCTCACCGGGGTGAGGGCATAGCATGGCCCAGTACGACAAATCAATTGCGCTCGCCACGAGGCTGATTGCGAAGTTCGGGGCACCAGCCGTCCTCCGGCGCTTCACCGACGCTGCGCTGGCGGACCCGGACAAACCCTGGCGGCGCTCCAAGCCCTCAGACAACGACATTCCCGTCAGCGCTGTGTTCCTCAACTTCGGGGACATGGGCCGGGCCGGTGAGCAGTACATGTCCGGCACCGACATCCAGACCGGAGACAAGCTGGTGATCATCCCGGGCGAGGGCCTCAGCGAGGCTCCCCGCCTGCGTGACCGCCTGTACCGCGACGGCGCAGGACCGGATGACGAGGGTTGGGCCATCGTCCAGGTCCAGACCCTTGACCCCAACGGACAGCAGGTGCTACACCAGCTGCAGGTGCGCCACTGATGGCTACCACCACCCCCAACGCACGAGATGAGATGCTCACGCTGTTCCGGGACGCCTGGAACGCCGGGGCTGCCGCCGCTGCTGGCAGCGCAGAGCCTCCCCGCGTCATCTGGGACGCGACTGAGGAGGACCCAGACAACGGTCCCCGCTCCGACAAGCCCTGGGCCCGGGTGAACATCTCTCACAATCCCCCCGCCGGGGGCCAGCGAACATTCGGCAGCACAGGCAACCGGCGCTTCGCCCGGGCCGGTGTCTTGACCGTCCAGGTGTTCACGCCTATGAGCGTTGAACAGTCAGTGACAATGGCGGAGGCCCTTGCGGTCATCGCCCGGGACGCCTTTGAGGGCGTCAGCTCCCCGTCTGGCGTTTGGTTCAGATCGGTGGGCATTCAGGAGGTTGGGCCGGATGATCCGTGGTTCCAGCTTAACGTCGCAGCAGAGTTCAGCTATGATGAGCTCAAATAAGGAGGCACAAGATGGCCAACAAGATTGACAGCAACATCACGGGCCTCCGCTATGCGGAGGAGGTTCAGGGCTCTTTGGGCGTTCTGCCGGGCTCCCCCGTCTGGCATCCTCTGGAACCTAACAGCTATGGCGAGTTTGGGCCCCAGATCAGCACAACTGCCCGCGCACCCATTACCCCGTCCCGGCAGCGTAAGAAGGGCGTTGTCACGGACCTGGACGCCACAGCTGGCTTCCAGAATGACTTTGTTCAGGAGAGCCTGTATGACATGATGCAGGGCTTCATGTACGCTGACTGGCGTGAGAAGCCCAGCGCTGAGCCCACAGCGGTGACCGGGACGGCCTACACCGTCACGACGCCCCTGGGCTCCAGCTTCGCCTCTGGCGACCTTGTCTGGGCAGAGGGCTTCACGACCCCGGCGAACAACGGCCTGAAGGTCGCAACCGGCTCCACGGCCACCACCGTGGTTGTCTCTGGCCTCACGGCTGAGGCATCCCCCCCAGCCGGAGCCAAGGTCACCAAGGTAGGTGCCCAGGCATCCTCCGGCGATGTTGAGGTGGACGTCACAGGCACCGTTGTCTCCCTCACCTCGACAGCCCTGGACTTCACAGACCTCGGGGTCATCCCGGGTGAGTGGCTGTTCATCGGTGGTGATGCTGCCGCAACCCAGTTCGCTACGGCAGCCAACAACGGCTTCGCCCGCGTCCTCTCTGTTGCGGCCACGAGCCTCGTGCTTGACCGCCAGCCGGGGACCATGGTCACGGACGCTGGGACCGGCAAGACCATCCAGCTGTTTGTCGGCCACGCGATCAAAAACGAGAGCGACCCGGCCCTGATCAAGCAGCGCTCCTACCAGATGGAACGCAGCCTGGGCTCTGCGGGCTTTGAGTACATCAAAGGCTGCGTCGCCAACACCATGGAGATCAAGGTCAGCACGGCGGACAAGGTGATGGTGGACCTCGGGTTCATCGGCATTGACGCTGAGTACCGCACTGTTGCGGACGGGGCCAAGACCGGCTCCCGCCCGGATGTGCCGGACCAGGAGGCGTTCAACAGCTCCAGCGACTTCTCCCGGCTCCGCATGCTCAACGAGGACACGGCAGCCACGCTGTTCACCTACCTCACTGAGCTGACGGTGACGATCAACAACAACGTTACCCCCTCCAAGGCCATCGGGACCCTCGGGGCATTTGACGTCACTGCGGGGGACTTTGTGGCCGCCGGGTCC